AGAAGTTGATAACACGCAGATGGAGTATAGATTCAGCAAAGCAGAGAGTGAAAGGGAGACAGCAAGGCAAGAAAACAGAGCCGATCATTTAAGGATGGAGCAAAAAATTGATTTAATTATTGATAAAATGATGATGAAAAAATTTTAAAAATATTATCTGCATTATCTAAGAGACGGAGGTGATTGCTTTCGTCTTTTTTCTTTTTATAGCAATACTTAAAACATAAATATGAGTAAATGTATCATCATTATATTATAAGTCGTTAGCAATCGTATAATGATAAAAATAAAATCGTATAATGATAAAAAAAATATATATTTTTTAGACCAAAGTTAAAAGATAAAAAAAGAGGCAGCTCTGTCCTATGTAATTGGGGGGTAACTTTTGACAACTGCCGACTATCATACCTAAGCAATTTCATTATTGGTAAGGGGGGAGGGGGGGTAACTTCTTTATATCCTAATCACCCTAAGAAAACATTAAAAAAAAAGATAAAAAAAAATGTCAATAGATGTAAATGTGACAAGAATTAATAATTTTGAATATTCTTTCAAACTTTCAAGCAAAAATGGTATAAAGCATATTGCTAAGGCTTTGACGTTTATAAATCCAGATCCATTTGCTTATAGTAGAAGAATTGAAAAATTTGATAGAAAAAAATTCACTTTCAAAATAGGCATGTTGACTACTTTAGAGAAATATGTACATATGCATAATCTATCATATCAGTTGACGGATTATGATTTTAATTTACCTTCCGAAATTGAAATTGATAATAGAATGTCTGGAAAATATGTTCATCAAAGAAAAGCAGTTGAATCTTTCTATAATAAGAGATTTGGTATAATAGTTGTACCAACCAGAGGAGGAAAAACATTCATTGCTTCGGAGATATTGCGTATATTCCTTGATACAGATAAAGGAAACTTTTTGTTTATTACAGATAATACAACTTTGTTTACTCAAGCGGTTAATGATATTAAGGAATATTTTCAATCATACGGAGGAATTGAAATTGGAGAAATAAGAGCTGGAGTTGTAGATATTTCAAAACGTGTTACTGTAGGAATGATTCAAACAATTCAAAGTACATTGTCTGTTCGTTATAAAGATATAAATAAAAAGAAAGAATTAGAAAAATATTTTAAGGAATTAAGATTTTTATGTGTTGATGAGATACATGATAATTGTTCCGATGCTAAATTGAAAACTTATAAAAAAGCAAAGAAACTGGAATATCAACTTTGCCTTTCTGCTACACCGTATCGTGCCGGAGCATTGGTTCAGAATTTGAAGCTAAAAGAATGGAGTGGAGACGTAATTTATAATATTACTGAAAAGAAATTAAGAGATAGGAAGGTACTATCAGACTATCGGGTGTTTATGTTATTAATTGATCATAATGATATTGAATATGATGTAGAAGTGGAAGATTACAATGGATATCGTAAAGAGTTGATATTTAAAAACAAATTAAGAAATCAAATACTTATTTCGATTATAGAAATTCTTCGTGAATTAAATTTAAAGACTTTGGTGCTTTTTCAAAATATAGAGCATGGACGCAATGTCGAAAATATTACAGGGATACCTTTTATCAGCGGCAAGAATGATAGTGAAGAAAGAGAGAATGCCAAAGAAAAATTTTTAGAAGGTGAAGGCGGTTTTTTGTTAGCATCTAATATATTCAAAAAAGGTGTAACTCTTTCGTCAGTGCAAGTGTTAATTAATGTAGATGGTGGACTTGAAAATGCTAATACAATTCAAAAGAAGGGGAGGGTGTTAGGAGCCACAAAAACAAAGAATAAAAGTTTGATTATAGACTTCTTTGATTTATACGATGCATATTTTTCTGAACATTCTGAAGCAAGGTTAAATACTTATATAGAAGCTATCGGAGAAAAACGTGTGGGGATACTTGATACTTCTATTGATGATTGGAAGGAAACAATAAAAAGATGGACAATAAAGTGGTTCGAAAAAGACAAAAATTATTCAGATATGCAGTAGATATCTTTATAGAATTGTTGCAACAGGTTACAAAAAGGAAAGTAAATTATAAGTGTAATAATTCTGATATAGCGTGTTGGGATAATTTCATGGATACTTTTTCAGATAGAATAGGAGAAGAATTTGTTAGAAAGTTTCTTGAATACGGAATTCAAAGTTGGTTCAATGATAGTAGTGAAAAAGATTATTCTCACCAAATAAGATTTAATTGGATTTTTGGTAAAACAGCTATTGAACGATGGAATAAATGTGATATTGCTACAAATGTGTATATAACAAGGATTGGATTAAAAAAAAATCATAAAATAAATGTATTAAAAAAAGAAACAAAAATTGATGAAATAGTAATGAGCATTCGTCCAGTTGAAGAAAAATTCAAAGGAGAATATCATAATACTAAAAGAGGACTATTGTGGTGCGTTGCTAATACAACGTTATATTTTCATAAAAGTTCTAAATGTGCGACTTGTTTATTTAAAAATGAATGTAAGGATATTCTAAAACAGGAATATCCTAAAATATATTTGAAACGAGGATATGGCGAAAAATAATGTTTTAACAAGTAATTTTGTAATTGAATTATTCGCAGCAGCCTTTGAAAGAAGGACTGTGTTTGAAATAGCAAGGCAATATTTAAAGTTTTCTTATTTACAGATTGATTCTGAAAAGAAAATTTGGCAATGGGCTGTAAATAAATATGATAAAACAGGTAAAGTTCCGACTTTAGGACAAATTCAGCAACAATTTTCTGATGATGAAAAAGTGCTTGAAAAGTTAGAAGAAATTTCTGATGTTGAAATTGATGAAAAAGGAGGTCATGAATTAATAATAGATACTTTTGAGACTTTTATCAAAAAGATGAAGTTTCTTGAAGCTAATGATCTTATTGCTGACGTTTATAATAGAGGTGAAAAAGATAAAGCGTGGAATTTATTTGTAAAATATGCCGAAGACTTTGGAAAGTTTTCTATAAAAGATGCTAAATTTGAAACTGTATTTTCTGACTTTGCCGAAAGACAAGCAAAACGTAGAAGCGAAGATTGGAAATATAGATACAAGATACCTACTGTAATTGATGAACTTGATTATCGTCTTGGTAAAGAAAATGGTGGTCCGGAAACAGGAGAATGTGTTCTTTGGTTGGGAGATTCTGGAGCTGGTAAAAGTCAAGTCTTGGTTCACGTTGGAGTTGCTGCTGCAAGACAAGGATTTAGAGTTGCTCACTTTCAACTTGAAGGTACTAAGGAACAATGTTTAAATCGTTACGATGCCGCTTGGACTGGTACACTTTACCAAGATGTCAAACTTGGTAATATTCCTCCTAAGAAAATGGAGGTTTCAAAACGTATTATAAAAAAACTTCGTAAATCTGACATTATTGTTTCTTCGGAAGAAAGTTTTAATGCTAAAACTTTAGTTGATATTCGTAAAGAAGTCAAAGAAATGGAGAAACTGTATGGTAAGATTGATGTTATAATTATAGACTATTTAGAATTGTTAGAAGTAGGCGATGGACATAATTACACGCCAGGAGAAGAACGTTTTCGGCAAGCTAAACTTGCAAAAGGAATGAAAATGCTTGCGATGGAATTTAATGCTGTTGTTCATACAGCTACTCAAAGTTCAAACATTCCAGAAGAACAAAAGAATGATCCAGAGTTCGTAATTACTCGTGCTCAGTTAAGCGAAGATAAAGGAAAAATTCGTCCATTTGATATTTTTATAACTATTAATCAAACAAGAGACGAAGCCAAAGAAGGTATAATGAGATTACACACTGATAAAATAAGAGAATATAAGAATGGAGATCCTATTTTAATAGCAAATAATTTTGAATATGCAAGATTTTATGATCGTAAACGAACCATGGAGATAAATATGAATTTAGAATAATATGAGAAGATCAAAAATGATAGATGATTCAGATTTGAAAGATTTATTGATAAATCCTAAATTAAACAGAAGCGGTCAATATGTGTGCGATTGTATTTTTTGTGGTAAAGAAGGACATATGTATGTCAGTAAGGAAACTCAACTTTTTGATTGTAAGAAGTGCGGTGAGCACGGAAGTATTTATAAATTATTAAAACAACTTGGTAAAACTTATCTACTTGGCGGATCTACTATTGAAATTCGTGATACTATTCAGAGTCTTCGTAATATGTTAGAAAAAGAGTTGGAGAACGATGAGGTGACGTTAAAAGAACTTCCTTTAGTAAGTATGCCTGCAGGATGGAAAATTTCGTTAACAAGCACTGCATATTTAAAAAATCGAGGCATAACGCCTGATGATTGTAAGCGTTATAATATAGGAGCTACTAAATTGTTTAAAAAATATGAAAATTATGTTTTAATTCCTGTTTATGATAATAAAGAAATAAAAGGTTTTGTTGGAAGATATGGTTCTAAAAAAGTTCCCGATAATAAATTGAGATACAATAATAGCGCAGGAACGAAATTTTCAGAATTATTATTTGGTTATGATGAAATAACAGAAAATACTTCGACAGTTATTTTAGTTGAAGGAATCTTTGATAAAATTTCTGTCGATAAAGTATTAAGACTTTGGGATCAAGAAGAAATAAAATGCGTATGTACATTTGGGAAAAAGATATCGTTTGAACAATCTAAAAAATTAAGATTAAAAGGAGTTATAAATATCATATTGATATATGACTTTGATGCTATTAAAGAAATTAGAAGATACGGTTTGGAGCTTGAAAATTATTTTATTACAAGTATAGGTTA